GCCCTTCGTAAGTTACGCCTCGGTACTCATATCGCTCTTTTTCCGGCACCCATTGAGATTCAAGCGGTTTATACCCTGCCGAAAAATCAGTTAGATGCCCCTCGCGAATCTTTGTCCATATTTCCGAAACACTTTCCGCCGAACTGAAAACCGCCCGCCCGACCAACTCCGCGCCCTGCTTTTTGAGATCCCGGATTGAACCAAGCACATTATCATTTGAAAACCGCGAATGGACATCCAGCATCGGTATCTGCCGCGATTTCGGCAACTCCACTCCATCGATGACCAGCACCTCGTCAACCACTTCATACCGATTAAAATCAAAAACCGGCGATGGGTTTTCCGTTGCCAAAGTAATTTCGACCGAACGTTCATCCTCATTTAGCGTTGACGGTTCGCCGGCACGAATCGAAATTGATCGATATGTCAGATCCTGTTCTGCGGTTTTCCGTGTTTTTAATAAATTAAATTTTGCTTTCATGCTTACCCCGCTTTAAATATGATTGACAAACTTGTTAAGGTTTTTTTTCGTGGCCCCCCCACCGCGATTTGTCAATCATATTATTGGTCTGTAAACTGATCTAAGTTGTCTGAAATATCTGATAATGCCGCAAGGATTTCAGGCCCGATTGATGAAACCTCCGCATTAATTCGCTTTTCACCGTTGCCGTTTTTGCCGTTATCCTGGCTCGCCACCGCCGCCGGATTGTTCGCAACGCTTAATGATTTTGATTGCCAAATTATCGGTATTAGAAAATCCAGGCCCAATCTTTTTATTTTGTCATGCGCCTGTTTTGTCTCCGCCAGCACCTCGTCAAAATCCCGCCCGCGTGACATAATGATCTCTTGCGGTGATCGTAAGGACACGCCCATTTCTGAAATCCGCGCCTTTGACTCTTTCAACCAATCGATCATTTCAGCGCCCGGAGGTTGCCAGATAAACTTTTGAAACCGTTCTGGTTGCGTGTTATACCTCGGCAAATCCAACCCGCCGAACGTGACCGCGACATCCAAAAATGATCTTGCAATCGGATTGCAAAAACTTCTCGTATGCCGCCCGATCTCCGTTTTTAACTGCTGTGTGAAGTCGTTGCGAATTACCCGCGTTGAACTGTAATTGATCCCCGAATAATCAAACGATAAAAGCTCATAAGGCACGCCGGTCGCCGCCGCCAACATGCAGAGCATCAATTTTACAGTCGGAGGAAAGTTCCCCCCCGGCCTCGGATTTGTTGCGATGTTTATTTTTTCGCCAGGATTTAAATATTCAATGATCGCGTTTTCCATTTCATCGATCATTTTTCCTTCATCTTCGTCCGTTCCCTCGGTCAATAAACTTGCCCGCGTTGCAGGATCTTTTTCCACGAACGCCAAATATTTTGCCGCCAGCTTCGCCGCGTCCACCTCCGCGTCCATATACTCGCCAAGATCACGCGCCACCAAAACGCCGCTTACAAAAGGCGTGATGCCGTGCATCTGACCCGGACGCAAAAACTCGAAACCATGGATCACATCCGCAGCAGGAACCCGGATCGTTTTCCCCCAGGCATCAGGATCAGTGAAATGGTAAAACATCGCCTGGCCCGTTTCCTTTGAGTATTCGATCCCCTGCTCCATATCGTTTCCGGCGCCAATCGCAGAGGTGTTTGTGTCCGTAAGCCAATCGGTTTCAACCGCCTGGTAGCACAGCGGCAGATACCGGCTTTTATCTTTTATGAATCTTTTGACCAGCAGGAATTCACCGCTTTCCAATTCCTGCCGCTTCGCGTTGCGCATCAATTCATAGAAGTTTAAGCGCCGCGCAATGTCCGCCTCATCCGCCCATCTTTTGAACGAATCTTCGATCTTTTTTATTGACCGTTCATCAAAATCGCCGGATGCGTTTGCCGCATGACTCTGAAATCTCAACCCATCGCCAATGGTATGATCTAAAACGACCGTCACCGCCCTTTTAAAGACCGGGAAGTCCCTCACTAATTGGCGCACCCGCGCCCTTACCGCCGGATTGCTGGCCCGGATCAGATCATTGACGTTCAAGTCCGATGGTGACCAACTCCCCGTTAGGCGTGAGGTTTTCGCCGCAGCATAGGTGCCTGTTCTTTTTTTATTTTTTGATATTTTGGAAAGGACTTCCCGGTGATAGTGCCGCTTGATCGCGGCCTGTGGTGATAGAACTGAAATCGCTGAATCAATGATATTCGCAAGGCCCATTAGTCAAACCGTCCTTTCGGCTTCGCATAAGCCCTGGATGTTACAAGCCCAAGCTCCACCGCCATAGCGTCGAGCATCGCCTTTGCGCGTGGTATCTGGCTATCCTGAAACCGGATAAATTCACCGGACACGGATGCCTGAACGGTCTTCTCGCCCGCGATTAATTTTAAATATGCTGTTCGTAGGGAATCGTAATCGGATTGGCTATATAATGTCATGCGTGGATTATAGCACGACATTTTCAGACTTTCAAAAAACTATGGGAATTTACCGATCTTTACCGGACTTTGCCGGAATTTACCGATCTTTACGGTTGACAAGGGGTTTAAATCACCAATTTTTAGACGATATTTTCCGCCGCTTGATATCGTTTATAATTTGCTTTTTGCGCCACTCGTCAACCAAATCGGTGTCCGATTCCCAACTGCCGCTGATCTTTGCAGCAGGGAACCGGAGCGTCCTAATCCACATCAATATAGTGGACTCCGAGCGATTGCAATATTGAGATATTCTTTTCATTCCTGGCAAACAAGGCATTTAAAAACCCCTTATTTCACTCCGTATTTGCTTTTTCGTTTGCCCTTGCCAGACTTCAGCGCTGCCGTTGGTTTCGCCGGTTCTGCAGATTCCTTTTCCGACTTTTCCTGCACCTCGACCACATGACGCTTTTCCCACTTTTCGAGATCCGCAACCGAGATTTCGTAAACGTTCGCATCGTTCTTTTTTGCCGGGAGTCCTTTTTGCTGAATCAAATCAATAAAACTGGCCTCCGAAACACCCATCCTTTGTGTGATTTCCAACGCACCCACCAACATTTTTTTAGACATTTTAAAAACCTCCTTGTTATTTTGTTTTTACCACTTTGATGCCCGTTCTTTTGGAACCCGTTTCCGCCGTTCCGGTTTCCCGTTTCCGTTCCCGCCGCCGCCGATCATCTTGACCCGCACTTTATCCCAATTAACAAATGCCATGCCCGCCCGATATGCCGCCACCATCGCCAACGATTCGCAGTCAAGCACCTCGTTTCGATCTCTTAATTTAGCCCACACCATCATCGGGAATCCGTTGCGGTATTGCGTCAATTTCTTTTCCGCCGTTAGTTGTAAGTAATATTCGTCTTCAAGCCCTTCAGGAAAATGATAATATCCAGGCCCAGGCTCTTTTAACATCAGCCGTGAATAAATTTTGCTCTTGCTCGTATCCGACCCGACCGTCCATAACTGGCAACCGTCCTTGATCGTTTCGCCCATGTAATTTACGTCCACGGTCGACGGTTTGTTCAAAATCGGTTTCGCCGCCGTTGCAAGCCCTTTTGTTGCCATCGTCTTGACCGGACGCAACCGACAATAATTATACACTTCATGCGTATGATAGCCAGAATCGATTGCCATTTGCTCTATGAACAGCGGAACCCCTGTGTCATGCATAAAAGGCGATTCGAGCAACATATCAAGCTGCTGCCATACGGCGTTTCGTTCCGGGTTCCCGTATAGTTCAGCCCAAAAAACAAGCCAGGATTCCTCTCCCGGCCCCCAGGCACGAACCACGACCGGCAACCGATCTTGCTGCACATCAACGCCCGCCGTTAAAAAACACGCCGGTTCCGGTACCGTTCGAATTTTATAATACTCCGCCCTGTTTTTTAAAAGCACCCATTCAGGTTGAGATCCTTCCTCGTCCCAAACATCGGCCAACCTCGTATTTGTCCAGACCTTCAGCCGTTCCGGGTTCGACTTGCTTGCAATAAATTCCTTTGCAATCTGCAACCATGACACCCAACCGATCGGTGAGTAAAGCCCGGATAAATGATAACCGCGCCGTTCCCTCTTTTTGTATTTTGGAATCCATTCCCCGCCGGCCAGCATTTCCGTCTTGTAACTTTCGTCAATCCCCTGGTGGCATTTCGCGCACTCATACCACGCCGCGATCACCTCCCCGGCCAAGTTCCGCTTGAACTTTATTCCCTTGCGTTCACCGACCCCGCCCCAAACTAAAACCTGTTTATAGCCGCAGAACGGACACGGCACATGATATTGACGCTGATCCGATTCAAGCCAGGCATCGTCAATCCTGCTCATGCCCTTTATTGTCGGCGTGCTGTTGCGGTATATTTTTTTTCTGACCGAAAATGTATCCGTGCGCCGTTCCGCCAGATCGCCAGGATCGCCCTCGGTTCCAGCGGTCAACGGAAAACCATCGTAATCATCTAAGATCAAATACCTGATTGTCTTATTACGAAAATTTGCCGGACTGTTCGCACCGCTGATAAATAAGATGCCGCCCGGAAAGTCCTTCGTTAAAATCGTGTTTGAAGTTGCCCGCGATTTCAGATCCGCAACCTTTCCTTTTAGCTGCGGGGTTTCCTCAATGCTCGGCGTCAGCTTTCCCTTGCTGTGATTGGATGCCAATTTGTCAGTAGGAAACACCAGTAGCATCGGCCCCGGCGCCGCGTCCACCACATACCCAACAAAATTGTTTGCGCCCTCCGTTGCGCCAAGCTGCGTGCCTTTTTTAAAAGTGACATCGGTTGCCGGATGGTTGACCGATAAGCAATCCATGATCTCGCGCATATAAGGTGTCCGCGCCGAGTTGTAATGTCCTGGCTCAATGCTGCCCTTTGCCGGAAGCATCCGAAACGTATCGGCCCACTCCGTGACCGTGATATCAAACTCCGGTTCAAGCCCTTTTATTAGC